AATGCTTGTTGTTGCTCTGGACTTCTATATGAAGATGTCACACTCATAGGCAAGTTAACACCATCTTTTGCTGCAGCGTTTACCACTCTCTTCCATGCTTTCATGGTAGATGGGTTGAGAACAATAGGTCTATTATACATATCTTTCTCAGGATCTGGAGCTGGTGCAGCTGATACTTGCTGTTCTGCTTCTTTCTGACCTGGCAATACGCCCATGTCTTTAGCAGCAAGTGCAGCATCAAGTCCTACTGATACAGCAGTTCCTACGCCAGGTATAGTAGATGCTATACCAGATGCTGCTTCAAGCATTGCACCTTTAAAGTCTCCCGCCATCAGTCGTTGTCCTGCAAATAACAATCCTGCACCCATACCAACGAACGGTATCTTCTTCAATAGTCCTTTACCCAGTGCTTTTGCACCTACCTTTGCTATAGCTTTACCACCCACCTTAGCAGCGATCTTCTTAGATCCTTTCTTTAACAGTGCCATTGATGCTTTCTTTGCACCTTTAACTAACTTAGTTCCTGATGCTGTTACCTTTCGTAACCCCTTACCTATCTTTGATTTCTTAAGTAACTTACCTAACTTAAACTTCTTGCCTAAGTTTTTAAGATTCTTCACCATCCTTAGTGGATTGCTGAAAGATCTGCTTGACTTTTCTGGTGTTTGAGTTTTATTTTCTACCTTTGGTGCTTCTTTAGCAGTGTCAGCAGTTTTTGCACTACCCCACCATACTAATGGTGCTTTTAATCCTATTGCTTTCTGTGGTTTTGGTGTGTCAGATATACCGAAGAAATTTTTTAATCTATTTGCTTCTGCTACTACACTAGCTTTTGCAGGGGATGGAGGTAATGTTTTTAAGAACCCTAGTGACGAACTTATGATTAATGCTGCACCCTGTTTATAGACAAGTTCTACAGACTCTCCATAATTTTTAACAGGAGTTACCACCTCTGGTTCCTTTTCACCTACCTTTGCAATAGTCTCTCTTTTTACGAGACCACCCTTTGCTAGTGCAACTTCTGGTTTTTTCTGATATGGTAAACTTCTTTGTTGTGCTACTTCTTTTATTGCTTCTACTACTACTTCTTCGTATTTTTTATCAGTCTCGTTCGGATCTTGTTCTATATGATTTGGTCTCCCATATGACATATCTACATCATCTATGGGTAGAGGAGCGATAGCGGGAACTAATTTTGTGCTGTCACTAGATTGAATGGCACCAGCTACCCCAACAGCAAGGTTCTTTGCTGCCTTCTTTGTAAAATTAAGGATTGCTGTAAAGTCCATTAGCGTCGGTTTTGTTCAGCGATGCGATCTCTCTCCTTTTGAAGATGAGTTGCTAACATGTTCACATATACATCCCGTTCCCACGGGATCATATTTTCTATATCTGTCAAGCTATATTTATGGTGTTGAACGAGAGAAAAATTAGTTTGATAGAAGACCATGATGCCCTCGTGGAAGAGGGCTATGCGAAAAAATCAGATAACCCTTCTAATACTACCTCGTTTACCTTTTTAGTCTTAGGGTTCTTTACCTTTAATACGTGCTTAAGTGATGGCATAGTCTCAAAAAATGCTTGTAGTTTATCAAACTGTGCATTAGTTAATCCTTCTGTCCATGTTTTTGATTCATCAGCAGAGTCAGGGGTGTAGTCATCTTCACCTACATAAACTCTCTTGATACACTTTGCCATCAATTCATATGGATCTGGGTCTTCACCTACAAAGTTGATCTTAGTAAAGTATTCTAAATCAGGATACTTCATCTCAACAGTAATATCATCATCTATCTTGATGACGTTGGTATGACCCTTTGGAAAATTAACCTTAACATCATCTACCATAAACTTTACATCTACAGTGGTCTCTCCATCATCTTCACATGTGACTTTCATCTCAATCTCTTCACTGATTGATCTAGCACGTATCTGTAAGAATAGATATTCTATGTCAAATAGTGCCATGTCTGATACATTGATTTTTGTATGCAGACAGTTTTGAATAGTCTTAGTTATAGCGTCTAATATTTGTTCTTGATCGTCGTTTTCCAACGCAAGTATTAATAACTTTTGTTCCTTAACAAGGAAAGGTCTATACTTTACTCTCTTCTTACTAGAAGGGACTGTTAACGTATAGATTGGCGTTGCAATCTCAGGTAATGCCATAATTTATAATTTCAGTATATTATATAGTAGGTTTTTTGGAGTTAAATAAGTGACTATACTCATAGTAAAATCCAACAGTTGCCTTAACAAGTTGTGCAGGACCTGCAGAGTATGGTATTGATGCTACAGTATATGGATATGCTTTTACCAGTCTAGCTTCCCATGGAACTCTATAATCACTTGTCTCTGATGAACCTTCATCTGAAGGGACATTAAATTTTTCTAACTTAGTTATAATTAAATCACATGCATAATCTTCATAGTAATTAGCTGCGAATGCTCTTCTATATTCCTCTGCAGTATCATAACTATAATACTCTCTAGGGTTTCCAATAACACCATTTTGTATAAAGTCTTGCCATGCTCTAAAAAATCTTAAGGGAAGTGACGTTCCATCCATAAAGAAACTAACATCAAGTTCATTAAACACTTTTGCAGTTGCATGTTTTTGTGTAATACCCTTATGCACTGACTTAACATCAAATGCTGAGTATGTCACACCTGGTAACTGTATCTCATTACATAATAACTGTAAATTTAACTGACCTTCACCGATAGATAAGGTTGATATATCTCCTTCTAAGTTATCTGTAAAAAATTTTGATAGTTTTTCAGTTGGTTGAATTGAAAATTCATATAAATTGGATGCAGAAACACCCCCAGACTTTCCAATAGCCTGCATGAAATTCTCTATACCTCTTGCGGTTGCCATAAATACCACTATGGTTTGATATATGTATTTATAGTGACTTATAAAGGAAAATACAAAGTAATTAACTATAAAAAGTATAAAGGTGATCCTACAGGTGTCGTTTGGCGTTCATTGTGGGAGAGAAAGTTTATGAAATGGTGTGATAGTAACTCAAATGTCCTTCAATGGTGGTCTGAGGAAATTGCTATACCATACTACGATCCCATACAAAAGAAATGGCGTAGGTATTTTCCAGACTTTTGGATAAAGATACAAGAGGGTGATGGTAAAATAAAGTCATATCTCATAGAAGTTAAACCTCAAAGACAGGTCGAAGGTCCTAAACCTCAAAAAAAGAAAACAAAGACATATATAAACGAAGTATACACATACGCAACTAATCAAGCAAAGTGGAAAGCAGCAAATGACTATTGCAACGACAGACTCTGGGAATTCAAACTCATTACAGAACGAGAGCTCAAGATTCGATACACTGATTACAAGTCTAAAAGGAAATAAAATATCAATATCTAACTTAAGACAAGAGATATTCAATATATTATTAGATAATGCTACCGAGTCTCCAGAGTCAGGTAAATATTACATTTTTGAATATGACCCTAAATTTCCAGAAAGAATGAAGGTGTGGGATGAATATCCTATCGTATATGCTATGGAATTTAAGAAAGACAACCTAATTGGTGCAAATTTACATCACATGAGTAAAAACACCAGATTAAGTGCGATAAATAATAAACAGTTCCCTAAAGAAACTTTACGTCAATATATACCTAAAAGAGCAGACCGCATCTTTTTTGAAATAACAGAAAGCGAAGTGCAACTATTAAGTATGCTACCTTTAGAAAAATTTCATAGATAATGTCAACAAAACATACTATAACTGAATATCCAACTGGTTTATCCTCAATACCATATGCTTCTTTCTTAGAGATACAGAAGTTTACTTACGAGTCTGCACAAAAATATGCTGCAGAGAATTTTAACGATGCTTTGGGATCCTTGGGTAGAAGTAAATTAGCACAAACATTAGACAGTGCTGTAGATGGATTAGCAACTGTATATGGTTCTGGAGATACATCTACAGAGAAAGGAAAAATAAATCTATATCAAACTCAGTATAACGCAGCAAGGACATCAAGTAGAAGAAGTGGTTCTAATAATAAAAAAGTAGATATCAACACTGCTGATGATAGCACAAAAATAGAATTAAAGAATGGTGAAGTAACAACAGTAGGAGCGTTGAAGAAGAAGAAGCAGGATATGATTGATAAACAAAACAAAGGTCTTATGGCAAGTAAATGTATGCTTCCATTACCTAATGAGTTTCAATATAAGTATGGTGCAGATTGGAATAATGAATTTAAACTAGGAACATTAGCACTAGCAGCAGATGAAGCATATAGATTTGGTGCAATTACAGGAGCTGGTGGTCTTATTGGAGGAACACTAAGTTATGGTGCTAACAAACTTCAAACAGGAGGTAACGTGCCTGGTGCAGATCAAGCAACAAAGATGGTTCAAGGTGTGGTAGATGGTCTTAAAACAGCTGCTACTCCATTTAAAGTTGAGAGTGAATTGAACCCTAAAAACGTTGCAGGACTAGCAGGACTAGCACCAAATGAAAACTCAATACAGTTCTTTGAAAGAATGCAAGGTAGAGAGTTTAGTTTTAGATTTGAGTTAGCATCAAGAAATAAAGTAGAAAGCAATCGAGTTATAGAAATAATAGAATGGTTCAAACGTGGAATGCATCCTGGTTCAAAGAATGGTAAAGGTTCTGCAGTAGTATTAACTTTTCCAGATGTATTTGTATTGACTCCTAAGTTTGTAAAATGTGGAACAAATGGATTACCACTTGGAGATCCAATACAACATCCTATGATGCCTAGAACAAAACTATGTGCATTAACAGGTTTGACTATAAACACAACACCATTTGGTCAATTGCAAACAATATTTGATGGAAGTATTCCTATTGTTACTATGGAACTAATGTTCAAAGAAACAACAAAACTTACACGTGTGGATATGGAAGGTTCATCATTTGCCGAAAGAGACAACCCTCTACAAACTAATAGTGGTGTATTCTCTAGAGATACTGCACAAGATAACAAACCAGAGGTTTCATTCTAATGTTAAATAGACTTCCAGAATTATTATATAACGTATCGTCAAAACCTCTTGATCCAGATTTTTTATTGGTCAAAAATATATGGAGACGTGCTCAAGTTCTTGTTGAATACAAATCAGAAGTGACTATATTTACAGAGATCACTGTGGGTGATGGTGAAAGACCAGAAGACATTGCAACAAGATATTATGGCAATCCATTTTTTAACTGGACTATACTTGTTATAAACGATATTGTTGACTATTATAATCAGTGGCCAAGGTCAATAGTTCAACTACAAGATTATATTAATTCAAAATATACTAATCCACAAGCAACTAAACATCATGTAACTACAGAAGTAAAAGATGCTAACGAAAATATTATTGTCCCTGCGGGTAAAGTTGTTCCATCTAACTTCCAAGTTGCTTATTTTAATGGATCTACTACTGTTACTGCAAGTCCAGTAGCATCAGTTACCAATGCAGCGTATGAGTTTGACTTAAATGCAAAAAAACAGAATATACAAATTGTCAAACCTGATATCATAGAAGACTTTGTAGACGTATATAATAAAATATTAGCTAAAGGAAAAATAACCACGTTTGCAACGTCAGGTTCAGATATTCAAATGTAATAAAAAAGACCCCCGAAGGGGTCTTATTTTTTTAGTCGTCTTTTGCTAGTTGAGCAAAATACGATAACGTATCCGTTTCTTCATTTACTGATGCAGGAGCAGAAGCAACAGGGTCAGGAGTTTGTAACTCTTCAAACTGTTCTTCTTCAACTGGTTTTGAGTAGTTGCCCTTTAAAGTGCTCTCAAGTCTAACCTTAAGATCTTCATAGGACTTGAACTGATCATCAGCAGTGAATGATGCTAGACTATGTTCTTCTTTCCATAATGCTTCCAACTCTTTATCGTTGAAACCACCTAATACAGATGTTTCTGCAAACTCAGACTTGTCATAGTTCCAGAATCCTGCGACTCTAGTGATCTTTAACTTAAAGTCTGCACCTTTCCAAAAATCAAATGGGTTTACTGGTGTCTCATCTTCAAATGCGGGTTGCATTGATTCCATAATCTTGTCAAAGATTTTCTTACCATATCTGTATAAGAATACTCTGCCTTCGTTAGAAGGATTTGCACTATCTTTAACAACGTAGATGTTGCTGTAATAGTTTAACTTACGCTTTTGTTTGCGTGCTTGATCTCTTTGTGGAGATCCCTCTGCTCCTGCGTTCCAAAGTTCTCTATTGAGATCAGAAACAGGATCTTTCTTACCTAAAGTTGTAAGGGAGTTTTCGATATACCAACCGCCAGGTCCTTGGAAGGCATGACTCCAAACTTGTGCCCATGGTAGGTCTTCACCATCGGGTGC